AACACTTAATATTCTTATGAGATCGTTCCAACTACCTGAAATGCCTGAAGAAATGCAGAATCAGTTTAAGATAGAATATATTAACCCTGTATCAATTTCAATGAGATCAGGTGAAATAAGTTCTATGAATCAACTTTTTGAAATGATAATGCCTCTTGCACAAATTGATCAAACTATACCAATGTATTTTAATACACAGCAAATACTGAAAAATACTGCTGAAGTCTTGCAAATACCAACTTCTAATTTAAGAACAAAAGAAGAAGTTGATGCAATGATAGAAGAACAACAAAGACAACAACAAGCACAAGAACAAATGCAACAGGCTCAAGTAGTTGGTCAATTGAATGAATCAATGGCAAAAGCAGAATCACTTAGAGCAGACTCTAAAGCGGCATAATGGAAAAATCTACACGAAAACCTAGTTGGAAAAGAAAACTTAAATATTTGATTGCTGGACCTGCTATGCCTTTCGGGTTGCCTAGAAGATTATATTCTCCACATCATCCTTCAGGATTAGAAGCTATTGGGCGAGATTTTGATGGAACAGGACACCACAGAGGAAGGAAATTAGGTCAAAAAGAATTATTGACTAAATATAATGTTGTTTATAATAAAGAACATGCCGCTAGTCCTAAATTATTTACAAGAGTCAAACAAGTAAGTAAATCTATTTTAACTGGCAAAGCTCTACCTTCAAATATGTACACAGATAGATGATTTCACGCTGGTTACAAGAGAAAGAAAAACGTACACGATTTAAAGAGGTCTTTAGTGGAGAAGAAGGACAAGATGTAATTGCGGCTTTAGCCAATGCACATTTTGTTTTTAGAACTTCTCATGCTAGTGACCCTTATACATCTGCATGGCAAGAAGGCCAAAGAACTGTAGTAATGGAAATAATAAATCTCGTTGGTGCAGATTTAGAGGCAATAAGAAAAAGGATTGACTTGCAGGAACAGGCTCGTGTTGAAAGACGAGCATAACCTTTAACTAAAAAAACTATGTCAGAAGAAGCAATAGCTCCTGAAGAATCAGGGCAAGCTGATAGTGGCGAATCTTCGGCTTTAACATTTAACGCATCCTCTATGCCAGAAGGTTTAAGGGATGAACCTAGTCTCCAAACATTTGATTCAGTAGATAAACTCGCTAAGTCCTACGTTAATGCAGTCAAAAAGATTGGTGGCAACCCAGATAATATGATTAATATCCCACAAGAAGGAGAAAGTTGGGATCATGTATATAATCAATTAGGAAGACCAGATCGACCTAATGGTTATGATTTTGGTGAAGATGACGAAGGGATTCTTGATAATTATAAAGAATTTGCACATGAAGTCGGATTAAGCCAACATCAAGCAGAGAGTGTTCTTGGTGCTTATGAAAGTATACAAGAAGAAGAAGAAGAAAATTTTCAACAAAGCATAAAGGATTTAGAAGTTAATTCTACTATTGAATTGCAACGTGAATGGGGCAAGAATTTTGATGGTAATATGGATTATGCTAAAAGAGCTTATGCACAATTTGCTTCACCACAATTATCAGAGATTTTAGATGATACAGGTCTTGGGAATCACCCTGAAGTGATCAAGGCTTTTTCTAAAATTGGACAAATGTTAGGTGAAGAATCACTTGCGGTAGGGACAGGATTAGGTCGTAATCAAATGTCACCGCAAGCAGCGCAGGAAGAGATTCAGGCTCTTTATAGTGATAAGGATTTTTCTAAGTCATATCGTGACAATACAGATCCTAATCATATAACTGCGATGAAGAAAATGGATAGGTTGTTTAAAGCGGCATATCCATCTCAACAACGAGTAAGATAGTTTCACCCCTCCATAGTGGAGGTAAGGCCGACACAAGAGGGAATAGGTAGACAAGCATTCGCCCTATCGGTATCCTCTTGAGACCCTTTATGGATAATCTCTAGGTTAGAGTGATTTTAATTTATGCACATAGTGTGCATGAGATTTCTATAAAAGGTAAATTATGGCTAATTTTTATGACATTGAAACCTCGTATATACATCGCTATTCTGCTGATGTATTACATGCGCTTCAACAAAAGACTGCACGAATTCGTAATTTCGTGACTAATAAGCCAAACTGTCAAGGTGTTGCCGAGTTCATAGATAAGATCGGAACTAACGAAGCACTGGACAAAGTTGCCCGATTTGCAGATTCACCAGTACAAGCAATTGCACATCAACGTAGAAGAGTATCAGCACAGCCTAAAAATGCTGGATTCTTTGTAGAAGGTTTTGACACTCGTAGAATGAACTATGATGTCTTCCAACCTTATGCAGAAGCTACGTCAATGGCAATGGCTCGTAAGATGGATACTGTGATCATTGATGCCGCATTTGGTTCAGCATATGAATCAGATGGTGGTGTTATGGACGGAGCAACAGAGATAGTTTGGAATGACACAAACTTTCCTAAACAGTTTATTGGAAAAGACTACTCAGTTGGTACTGCCACAGTTGATATGAGTGGTATTGATAACTCAGCATCTAATGCTCGTACTTTATCAATAGACAAACTGTTAAAGGCTCGTAGAATTCTATCTGAAAATGAAGCAGATCAATATGATGAAGGTGGTAATCCACTTTATTTCATTGTATGTTCAGCGTCACAGATTGAATCTCTGTTACATTCCCAACAAATCCAAAGTTCGGATTATAATAATATTCGTGCATTGGTTGAAGGACAAACCAACTATTTTGCAGGTTTCCAGTTTATTAGGCATGAAGGTCTGCCGACTACTGGTACTGGCGATTCATTGGTTGAGAAAGTACTTTGCTTTCATCCGCAAGGGCTTGCTTTCTGTTCTTGGGAAGAACCTATAACTGAAATTGAGCGACGTTCTGACAAATCGTTTGTTCCATATGCATATTTTGAAATGGATATTGGTGCAACTAGGGTTTGGGAAGAGATGGTCATTCAAATTGACTGTTTCAAAACAGCTTAACCCCAAACTATGAAAGGACAATATGGCTAATTTATATGCAGTAGATTACAAAAAACGCTTTGTAACACTTCCTGCGAAGTTGACTGATGTTGCTTCACAAGGTGGTCGGTTACGAGTTATGTATGATACACATACAGTTGTAGCAAGTGATGCAGAAGATGATGTTATATATTTCGGTAGACTCCCCGGAGGCTCTAAAATATGGGAAGCATCATATTCAGTGTCAGCTACAATTGGTAGTGGTTCAACAGCCGATCTAGGTTGGCAAGCAGTAACAGCTACGGCAACTGCGGCTAATACTGATCTAGATGGAATATTTGATGGCGTGGTAACTACAGGAGCATCTACATGGTTCCTGAATGGTGGCGCTGGTCAAACAACTGCTAAGAAAGCTGAATCTGTGGTAAATACACCTATATCTATCCCAGATGAAGCAGATATTGTTGCTACTATTTTAGGTAGTGACCCTGCGGCTGGTGTAATAATCAAGTGTATGATTATGTACTCTATTGACTAATAATAATCGGGGGTTGGGAAACTGACCCCCATTCTTAACAGTTTATTATGGATAAAACTGGTATAGCTAACCTTGCCTTGAGCAATCTAGGTGAGGCTAGAATACAATCATTAACAGAAGATAGCGCAAGAGCTAGAGCATGTAGTGCAAGAATAGATGCTGTAATAGAGACTGTTCTACGAATGCATGTCTGGAACTCTGCCTTAGAACGTCAAAAATTAGTGTCAGGAGAAACACCTATTTTTGGCTGGAATTATTCTTATCAACTTCCTGCTGATTGTATAAAAGTAGTAGAAGTTGAGCCTGTATCTAAATTTCAGGTAGAAAAGAAATATATATTATCTAATGAAACATCTTTATATCTTCTCTATGTAGCAACTCCAACAGATATTAATAACCTTGATTCATTACTTGCAGAAGCAGTTGCAATGAAACTTGCAGTAGAAGTTGCAGAAACGCTTACAAGTAAAGAGGGATTAAAGAATGAAATGATGCAAAAATATGTACTTGCATTACAAGAAGCAAGAAGTGCTAATTCCAAAGATAGAACACCTGATCATAGAGAAAGATCCTCATGGCTAGATGCTAAAAAAGGGAGATATTCAGTTAAACATAGAACTTTTAATACTCCTACAATTGGTTATGAAGTTGATATGCAAGCATGGAAGACTAAATGAAATATGAATTTCTTCAACCTAAATTTACAGAAGGTGTATTAGCAAAAAGTCTTCAGGGTCGCTCTAGCGAAGAGTTTTATTCTTTTGGATACAAAGATTCCAAGAATATGATCCCTGTCCTCTCAGGCCCGGTTGTGAAACGCCCCGGCACTAATTATATTGGAGAGGTTAAAGATCCTTCCGCAGTATTCATTCCATTCTTCAAAGATAAAGATAATACTTATATCCTAGAATTAGGTATTGAATCCTCAACAGGCTATTTAAGAGTCTGGTCACAAAACCAATTATTATACCAAAGAACTGGCAGTGGTGGTAGTTCTAGTACAAGTACAACAACAATATATGAGTCTGCCAGTACACAATATTGGACTGAAGCAGAATTAGAAACATTAAAGTTTACTCAAAGTGGAGATATTATCTTTGTTTGTTGTCCTACAAGAAAACCTTACAGGATATTTAGAACTTTAGTTACTTCAGGCACAAGAGCCGCAGATGACAGCTTTTGGACAGTTGATGAATATGAAATGACTGATGGGCCTTATGGATCAATTAATCATTATTCAGAAGATGATGATGATAAAAGGTATAGTTTAAAATTAACAACTGAACCGGGAGCTAGTAATTTAAAAACAATAGGTACAGTAGAATTTAATACAATAGATGATTCTTTAGTATTATCTAATCATGGTTTGCAAACTGGACAGAAAATTAGATTAAATGGGAGTTCATTAACAGGATGGGGTAATATCAGACAACGTGCTACATCAAAAAGTACAACACAGACACATATGAATGGTGGGAATACTGATTCTGGTACAGCAAATTTTGTATTAGATGGGTATGTAGTTTCATCTACTGGCACTGCGTTTCAATGGGCTACTACTGATGGAGGTCCAGTTAGAAAATTTGAGTTATATGAAGATGACCCAATCACAACGTCTGCAAATGCAAACGTAGAAGTACAAAAATATGTTTATGAAGCAGGATCTACAACTAGGAGTTTAACTCTTTATAATAATGGTTCTACAGGTACAACATTAACTAATTCATATTTTAAAAGTAGTGATGTAGGTAGATTAATAAGGATTAATCCTTTAATGAAAGCTGATAGTTTAATAGGCGGAATAAAATGGTGTTGGGGTATAATTAAAACAGTTAGTAATTCTGTTATAACAGTTGAATTTAAAACAGAGATGTCTAATACAAGAGGAAGTTATGGTACTTCTGAGTTTAGATTAGGAGCTTTTAGTGACGGTCAAGGTTGGCCTCATGTTGCACAAATTTATCAGCAACGTATGGTACTTGCCGCAAATACTATGCAACCTTCAACAATATGGTTATCAGAGACAGCACAATTTTATTCTTTTGCTCCAACTGTTCTTGCAGATCAAGGTACTCAACAATCTTTTACTGATGGTGTAGCAACAGAAGTAATAGTAGATTCCAGCGCAC